AACAGCCTCCACAACGCCTACGTCAGTATAGTCTATAGGATCTTGACCCTTGAAAGTGGAGGGAAGATCATCCATATTGACGAGGCTCGACCTAGTCCGGGACATTGTAATGTTCTGCGTCACTTTGGTGAACTCGTTTCCAAATCTTGCAAGTATGTAACCCCGATTTCCTTCGATGAATATCCTAGATTGTTCGGTGGTGGCAAACGAGCGAGGTATGAGCGGGCTGCCCTGAGTTTGAAAGTTGAACCTATTGACCCCGTTGAAGACGGCAAGATCAAGATGTTCCTTAAGAACGAGAAACACGATGTCACAGCCAAACCGGACGCAGCTCCTAGAGCGATATCCCCTCCTTCGGATCGGATGATTCTCGCTACGGGCTGTTATATAAAACCCTTGGAACATGAGGTGTATAAGGCGATTGATCAGGTCTTCGAAGGTGAGACCGTTGCGAAAGGTAAGAACTACCACGATATCGGCAAGATGGTAAACCGAAAGTGGAACAAGTTCAAGCGGCCTAGGGGTAGGGATTTGGACGTGTCGAAGCTAGACAGGTCCTTTACTGGTGAGTTGACGAAATGGACACACTCTGTCCCTCTTTCAGTCATGGCTCAAGAGGATCGAGAGTTCGTTGAACCTCTCCTTGCCACCCAGTACAGACCCCGGGTCGAGGGACGAACTGATGACGGGTATTTTTCCTATGAGGTTGATGGTACACTGACGTCTGGACAAGTCAACACCAGCCTCTCTGGAATACTCGCCGTCACTGGCATGTTATACTCGTTCAAGGAGGAAACAGGCCTGGAGTTCGAGGTCGTTAATTCAGGTGACGATTTCTCATTAATTTATGAGAAAGAAGACGGAAAACAAATATCCGAAGAGGTAGGGCCTTGGTTCCTCAGGTTCGGCATGGTTCTTGAAATCAGTGCTGAATATGACACCATAGAGCATTTGGAATTCTGTCAAACTCACCCCGTTCGTGTCGGTGATGAATATCGCATGGTTAGAAACCAAAAGTCGGCATTCAAGAAGGATAGCGTTAGTCTTAAGCGGTTGCGGACAGAAACTGAGTTCGCTGCGTGGATGGACGCTGTCTCTAAGAGTGGCATGGCTACCCATGGAGGCATCCCCGTTGCCCAGGAGTATTACACGATGATGAAACGATCGGCTGACCATATTAAGAATGGCAGTTCCCTCAGCGTGAGGCAGAAGAAGCGGTTGAGATACGCTACAGCTCGATACGAGTTAGAGGATGGGTCTATGAAGTGGTTCGGCTCAGGCATGTCTGAAAAATATGCCCCGATATCATGGGAGACTCGTGTGTCCTACTACCTCGCGTTTGGCGTCACTCCAACTGACCAGCTCCTCCTCGAGGCCACTTACCGTAGCAAACTCGTGACCTTTGGTCCTGAGAAAGATCAAGAGCGTAACACCTTTGTTACCTTGTGGGGCTAGTCGCCTTAGTCGGGCGCCAAGTAGACCCTGGCACGCTCGCCAGGAGAGGGGATCCGCGACCCTCCTTGTTGTACCAGCTGACTATCGAGCTAAGACGCATATTTGCGCCGCGCAGAAGTAACACGGGTATTGACAACCCCGCGCGTTTACGAGTCATGGGGTTTTCGGAGTTAATAGGACCAAAACTGTCATTTCAGTGCTAAGCAGAATGCCAAGAGACTGCACGGCTCCTCCCCTTTTCGGTTCTCCGTTGATGTACAGTCCCTGTTGATTTCATGTCAGGCATCCCATACAACATGAAACAAAATGTCACATCCAAGTGGCTGCAAACTTTGCAGTCCCCATTTGTCCACCCATCCTGTCATATCCCAGATGACAGGACCGCTGTCTCAGGACTTGTCAGCTCGAGAGAGACGTTCACCTTCTCGCCTACTTCAGGAGAAGGAACGTCTTCGACCACTCACACGTCAGGGATCGTGTTTTGGCCCTACCCTAACAACTATCGCACCAAGTTCGTCGAACAGAATTCCACCAAGTTCGGTTGCCTTGTCTCGGGAGTTCTCGCCGAAAGCGCGAATATCCCTAATTTCGCCTCCATGCTACCAGGGGGAGGAACAGTGCGACTTGTGTCCCTGGGGTTGCGGGTCATCTATGAAGGAACAGAGCTCAATCGCGCCGGTAAGATATTCTTGGGAACAGCCGGAATTACGTCCGGTGGCACTTCAGTCTCCACTGTCAACGCTGGAGTCTATGCCATCGAACCTCTCTCGGTCCTCACAGGAAATGTCAGACCGGAGCAAACGCTCCTCAAGTCTGTCCTCAATAACACAATCACTGCACGCATCTCGGACGGCCTTTTTGAGGCAAACTGGATCCCGGCCGGCGTTCCGTCCTACCAAGTCGCCCCGTCGAACTTGGCTTTCTCGGAGCCGTTCGCTACTCCATCGGCTAGCAC